CTTTGTTATTTATTCCAATCATAATGATGTTTTATAATTTATCAAATAATTGGGTAGGATTAGTGATGATTTTTTTGATAGTAATTGGGTATATAATTTATGCAGGTATAGTTTATAGGAGGCATACAAAGAGATATTTTCCTTTAAAGGCTGATCCTGTATCTGAATTTAGAATGGCGGCTGAAAAATATTATAAAGATGAAAGAGACAGAATAAAGAAAGAATTGCAAGAATATAAGTATGGTGAATGTAAGTGTCCAGCAGAAGAAGCTTCAGATGATGAAGAATTTGAGAAATATATGAATAAAATGCCATCTCAATTAAGTTTATCTAAATATAATGAATTATTTCGTTTAATTGGATGCAGAAAAGATTTAACTGACGATGAAGTCAATCAATTTAGAAAAATGCCGAATATGTCTTTAGTAATTAACGAAATGAAAAATATACATAAGTTGGCATCATCTTGTAAAGGTGATAGTTATACTAATGAATTATGTCTTCCTGGTAATTGCGGTAATAAGAATTATTTATTAAGTGTGAATGGTCCGTTTAAGTATAATGATGGTTCTGCGCCTACTGAGCAGATATATCCGAGACCGGTTGGGAGTGTTGATGTTGCTTTGAAGTCAGGTTCAATGGTATTTCCGAGGGAGGTATGGAGTAATTTGGACAAGATAGATAATCCATTGAAGAGGTTATTTTTCATAGTTTGGGGTTATTCTTTGTTGCAGAATGGAATAAGTTTTAATGATCCACGTTTTAAGGCAAAATTGAATATTATAGAATTGGAAGTTTCTGGTAATACACCAGAGCCTTATTGGGGAGATTTTAAAATGCCATTGGTTAATAATATGGATAGTAATATTAAGAAAGTATGTCAGAAATATAATGAAGAAAGAAAGGATTTAGGAATAGGCTCAGGTAAATTTTTAACAGATGCATGGAATTTTTTTTATGCAGAAACTATACCGATGGATATATATGATAAATGGTTGAAGAAATTAAATCGGGCCGCAGGGGATGAAGAAGATTTAAATTATTATTATGAGGAGTTTGTTAAGGAGATAATGACAAGTGAAAAGTTTTTGGCAAAATATGATAATGAAGAAAATTTTATGACATTAAAGTTGAAAGAAATGATGAACACATTTGATACTTCCTATATGGCATCAGAAACAGAAGTTACTGAAATATTTTCTTAAGATAAATAATGTAAAAATAAATTATATTCATTTAATATAGCAATTAAATGAGAATACCATCTGAAGAATCTCCGTTACAAAGAATATTAAATAGCTTACAAGAAAGCGAGTTAAGAAGATTAAATACCCTAAGAAATGCAAGTAGCAATACCAACATACATTTATCAGATAAGAATCGCTTACTTGCAACAATTAATTCAAATATACAGAAAAGTAGTTTAAGATTGGGTGAAATAAATGACCAGATAAATACTATAACACAAGATATTTACATGAATAATATATCTTATGATAGAAAAGAAACAATTATAAAAACAATGAGGTCAATTATATTAATTTTAATAATTTTATTAGTAGTTATGATGGTTTATTATGGTTCAGGTTTTGTTGAAAGTAGATTTCCAAATGCATATAATAGTTTAAAAAATAATTTTTCCTTCGGAAAATCAAATTTTAGTAAATTTAACTCAATAAAATTCTAATCTACTCATCATCCTCTTTATCCTCATCAACCGACTGATTCAACAAAAATCCAATTAAATGCGTTGATGTACAATACTTTGATCCAAACCTCTTCTCAAAGTATTTCTTCATATCCTTCTTTAAAGGCTGCTTAGCACAATTATACGTCAATGTATACCAATTCTTAAACATATCATGAACCGCAGTCAAACTTATCTTATCAGTCTTCTTATCAGTCTTTATTATTCTTGTTGTAATAAAATCCGCATACATATCATTATCCTTCTGATACTCAGCAGTAAATTTATGAACCGATGGTGGAATTATTAATCCGCCATCTTTTTTATAAACATTAAAATATGTATGAACGAGTAGTGACATAAAAGTTTCAGCCCATTTTGGTATTTTATCTCCCAAATACTTATCAATCAAAAACTCATTCTCATTCTTAGGATTTGTCACAAAACTACTCCTAAACTCCAATGCCTTCACACGACGCCACGTACCACCATCAGTCCCCGGCAACTTAGGCATATCATTACAAAATAATATAATCTTAAATTGCGGCTTAAATTCTATAAAATTCGCCCATAAACCCCTACCCTTTATCTTATCCCCTCCCGTATACTCCTTCATCAAACCCGCATTCATCCTCTCACCCTCATCCGGCTCCTCAAGATATGCATAACGCTTACCCTTACTCTCAACAACTTCCGGACTTACCGCATTACTCGCTCCTCTTTTAGCAGTAAATAACGTAATCGGAAATTTAACAGAATAATTACCTAATGCTTCAACTAATAATTGATTAATTTTAGATTTACCATTACCACCTGAACCTGTCCAGAAATGGATACTTTCGTCGGCATTGTGGCCTTCAAGTAATGAGGCCATAAGGGTAATCATAAATTTACGGTCATCGGGGTCAGTTTGAACTTTTTCTAAGAAATCTAAAACTTCGTTGAGGTAGGGGAGATTTTCGGAGAATGGGACGAAATTTACGCCGCAAGAGATTGAGATAAAATCTTCAGGTTTTCCATCTCGAAATTCACCAGTCTTCAAATCTAAAACTCCATTTTTAAAAGAAAATTTATAATGATCTTCATCCAATTTATTCAAAAACTCCTTATCATAAAATAAACCCCTACATTCCTTCATCACATTGTCAATAAATGACGTAGTCTTCAAGTTTTTTGTTATACCCGTCAATCTCTCAATCTTAGACTCCATCTGTTTAGCCCGACTCTCCAATTCATACTTCTTCTTCTTATCTGTCTCAGTATCCATCTGGTCCTCTATTAACATTATTTTGTCATTATAATAAGTAATCAATTTTACATATTCTTGAACTAATTCATTACTAATCTTATTTCGCAATCCTATCCCAATCTCATCCTCTATCCACTGATGATTATAAAATGTATACCACTTCTGATTCTTTATTGAAGCACATACAAACTGATATTTATATAATTTATATAAAACCTTAGCAATATCTACATTTGTTCCTGTCATAGATTGTTCAATAAATGTGCGTGTTTGTCCATTTCTAAATTCAGCGTATTTATCTGGATTATCAATTCTGGCCCAATGGTGAATACTTCCAATATTAATACCATCTGGAATAACTTTCATTTTACTCCAATAAGTTTCGCAAGCAGATGCGTCATATTTAGCACTTTTTTGACTAAAATTATCCCATATTGCAAGTAAATCTTCATTATTTGGTTCGATTGAATGTAGAGCGAAGCCTAAATTTATCCAATCTTGATAGTTATCTGCGCGTTTTATGTTAAGAATATCAACTAATTCGTATATTTCTGTTATATCATCTTCAGTTAATTCAGAATTTTCTTTTTTTCTTTTTTGTTTTTTCTTTTGATTTTCTATTTTATAGTTATTAACTTCTTCTAATTTTGTTTCTTTAATTGGAGTCGTTTCTGTCTTATTTCTTATACTCAATAAACTCGGTAATTGATACTCATTATATAATTTCAAATCAATTGGACCCATATTCGCATCAAATATATATTTTAAAGCATATCTCGCCACCCCCGGCTTTGTGCTTCCATACATATACCATCCTACCTGCTCAATAACAGACTTATCTATTGCATCTCTTAAAGAATTTTCAAATGGTAGTGCATTATATGTATCTTCTAATTCTTTTATAACATGTTCCCTTATAATATGTTGAACCGCTGGTTCGCTAACTATATATGGAAACATTATATGTAACCCATCCTTTACTCTATTTTTGTCCTTATCTTCATAAGGCTCTGGTCTCTCAAATACAAATGATCTTACTAATGCATTCCTCTGCTGCTCATTTAAATCAAAATATTTTATTATCTGCTCTGTATACGCTTGACATATTCTTTTAACAAAATTATACCCATAAACACGCGTCTTATTCTCAATCTTTAAACGCATATCTATATCTACCAAAAATGGTCCAATATCAGTATGTTGCTCAATTATATGCGTATCAAGACTATGTTGCATCATTTTAGCCATAAGATTGTAAAATTGTTTTAACTTTTGTTGATCATCTATTAAAAACTTTCCCTGATGTTTTCCGACGCCGGTATGTGAGCCTTTTTCAGATTTATTACTTTTTATGCGGTTTTCGTTGAGGAAATCTAAAAATTTTTTTTCAATTTGTAAATTTTCATTTTTATTTGATTCTAAAGTAATGGGGGTTTCCATATCTTTTTTATTATAAAATAAAAATTTCTTTAAATCTAATTTTTTGGTTAAAATACCAAGATTGTTGATAAAATTAAAAAATTGATATTATTTGGTTTAAAATTATCGTTATAATAATTTAAAAAATGACACAGCTTCCTTTAAAAGCTCAGAAGAGAATTACATCAGATTTATCAGAATTAGCCAAGAATGAGTCAGAATTGAATGATAATGGCATTTATTGGTATATTGATGAAGATAATATTCGGGAGATATTTGTGGTAATAACAGGTCAGGATGATACGCCTTATGCGAATGTTCCATTTTTATTCAAATTTGTATATCCGGATAATTATCCTTTATCACCTCCTAATGGAACATTTTGTACAAGTGATGGACAAACAAGATTTAACCCAAATTTATACGTTGGAGGAAAAATATGCCTATCCATATTAGGAACATGGAGTGGTCCAAGTTGGACACCTGTTATGACTACAAAGACAATTATTATGTCTATAATTGCTCTTGTTATGACAAATGAGCCGTTAAGGAATGAGCCAGGTTGGGAGAATGCAATTAAGAATGAGATTGATGAGTATAATACAGTTGTTGAGTTTGCTTCCTTACGATATGGAATATTAGAACAGTTATCAAATTGTCAGTTATGTTTTCAGCCATTATTAGAGAAGATGATTGATAGATTTAAGAAGGATTATCCGAAGATAATGGATAGAATTGGGAAGAATGTTGAGAAGTATCGAGGTATTGAGTATGTAAGGCCGAGATATGGTTCTCATGCGAAAATTGATTATAT